GTTTATATGCTTCTATTAGTTTCTTATCTTCCGCAGGCTTTGATAATTGTGCGGGTTTTGATGTAATATTTTCTATTAGGGTAATTTTAGAATTAAAAATATCTTTTATATCGTATCCATCGGCTCTTTTCGATTCAAATACCTTATATATTGATGCCAATACTTTGTAATTAGTAATTGGTGAAGACAAAAATTGTTCAATATCAAATTTTGTAGAAATTTCTTTAATAAGATTAAATTTCTCTTTTGATAGTGCTAACTGATTTAACTTAGCATGCGCATCGCATACCGTTTCTACCAATCTATCCGCTTTTGTTTCGGAACTATATTTTTCCTTTAACAATATATCATAAAGACGTAATTCTTTGTTTAACTCTGTGTTTGGAGCAAAGAACTCTTTTACGATGTTTTTAGCGTTTTCGTTTTTATCTCCATTAAGAACTTCCAATGTTATTTGTCTTACTAAAAGCTCAAATAACACCCCAGTGTTCTTAAACTTGGAATGTTTAATTTTTTTCATTTATCTACCCTATATTTATTCTACCATATAAACTAACACATATAAATATAAACAAATTTTTCTTTATTAAATTTTAGTTTCATCTAATAGGTTTTTTTCATCAAGCATAGATGATTTTTCATTCAAAACCTTCTTTTTCGATGAAATTCCGTTTATATATTCTCTTGCTAGCTTTTTAGCGTTTGTGTTTAAGTTCCTGTCATCTCTCTTTCTATCCTTATGATTTTCCATATCACCTAATGGGTCTCTACCATACGGATGTTTATCTTTACCATAAGTATTACCTTCTCTCGGTCTTCCAACACCCCTACTCAATTCAATTTCAGTTTTTAATTTACTGATTTCTTCTTCCACATTTTGTTGTTGTGGTGGATTTGCCGGGTCTTGTCCCTGTTGTTCGATTGAAGTATGTCTGAAGCGGTCTTTAAGGTCTAATATTACTTTTGCTCTTTCAATATCAACCTCATCTTGTGATAAACCAAAGATATTATGGTACGCCCAATCTGATGATAACATATTAAGTGCTTTGGCATCAGATGCTAATCGTACCTTCTCACTCCATAAATTAACCTTTTCTTGTTCATAAATTGTAGAAGCGTTTGTCAAACTTAATTCAAAGTTTGTCATTTCAGAATCTTCAATACCATTTGCTGCTAAATGAACTACTGCAATCTTTGCTAATTCACTAACAACTGTACGTTGGATTCTTTCAATAGTTCTTGCAAAACGAACATCTTCTGCAGCTAATGTAGCTTTACCATTAACATTTTCATCATAAGATAGGTAAGCCTTTGGAACTCTAAGTGCTGCAAATAATTTTGCTCTTAAGTATTCAATATCTTCAATAGCCGCATATTCCAATCCTGCTAAGTTTTCTATACTAGTACCACTATCACTACCACGAACAGGTAAGAAAAAGTCTTCAGTAAGATTTTGGATATTGTATTTTAAGTTATAATCTCCGGTATCTTTATTAACAAATGGAGTTTTTTTCATTTTGTTAATAATTTTCTGCATATAGTTATCAACCTCAACAGGCGGAATATTACCAATATCTATTTTGAACACTCTTTTTTCAGGTGCTCTCATAATACGATGGATTAACATCGCATCTTCCATAAGAGATAATTGTTTCCAAATTCTTCTTGCACCTTCTACCATTGATTTACCATAAGGTAAGAAGTTGGTATCGGATAACATTCTAAAATGAGCCATTTCGTATTGTTCATACTCCTGTTTTCCAAAACGGTCTAACTCAACCTTATACTTTACATAATCGGGATTGTTTGGGTCAGTACCCTCTAATCTTTCTACATTATATGTTGAATGTGGTGCTACATTGATAATACCTTTACCAGGCATAATTTCTAATGCTAAGAAAGCATCACCATACTTTACTAAGTTTCTAATCCAAGGCCATAAGTTAAACTCTACATTCATTATATCATAGAATAAGTTATGTAGTATTTCTCTTACATTTTCATTTGTGGATTTAATTTGAAGTACATCTCCATACTCGTTCTTAGTTGTACTCTCATCTGCATATATATCTAACGCTGACCCTATGATTGGGTCCATATCCATAGCATCATAATCTCTAAATAGTTCTCTACGAACTTGATGATATGCCATCGATTGTGCACCTTGGTGCGTTTCATAGTAAGACCTTTGTAATTTTGTGTACCTATCTCTAAGGTTCACAAAATTTGTATTCATTTGTCTATCTTCAACGTCAACTACTTTACGCTTACCATCTTTATCAATGGTTACGATTGCGTTTGTTGAAAATAGTTTTTTAAGTCTCCCAAAAAAACTTCTATCATCTTGGTTTTGTTCTGCCATAATTTATTTACCATTTTCTGCAAGACCAGTATCTTGCTTTTGTTCTAGGACCCGGATTATCACAATTGTGTCTTGCTCTAAAATTAGCCCTTTTACCAGGATTATTTTTCTTAATTTTTACTCCTTTCTGTCCAAAGTTTACTTTAATTACCTTTCCTGTTTTTGGGTTCTTAACATATACCTTAAACTTCTTTACGTCACCAGCCATTGGTTTACCTAATTTAACTTCTCTACCCTGATATTCTGCTTCGAATACACAAGGACAATTAGCTTCGGTTAGTTCATTTGAATAAGATTTAAGATAATTTATAAAATCATCCATATCTTCCTGCTCAACATCCAATTCATCATAGTCATCAATCGGATTGTCTTGCGGAGTATCTCCCATAGCATAAGCCTGGTCAACATATTCATCTTCATTTAAGATATTTGTTAATTTAATCATAGAATTTCTATTTTGGCATATACCATAAATATCAACATTTATTAAAACACTATAATTTATAACCACTGTGATAAATCCTCGAAGTCATCTCCTATTCTCATTTTCCAAGGATTATCACTTCTATCCGATGGTCCATATACTCCTTCATATTGTTGATTCGATGATATACCACCCAAAGTTCTTTTCGTCAAATCAATTCCTTCTTGTCTTAAACGAAGTGCGGTATCTCTAACCCACAACCCAATACAAAATGCCATCGTAAGGTCATCATTATAACCTTTCATAGCTTCAGCTCTGCCATTCATAAATATGAATGTAAACAATTCATCGATTAAACGATTTGAACGAATTACAACTGCCTTTTCTCTAAAGTACTCATCTAATTTAGATACAATCAAAGGTCTAGTCTTAGATGTAGTTGAGAATCCAGCTACCATTTGTCTTTCATCTGCACGATATTTGTTTCTGATTTGATTTTCCACATCCACATATTTCAAATCCTTACTCATATAGAATAAGTTTTTATATGCTCTATCAATTACCTGCTGAATACAAGCCCAACCAATGTTTGCGTTCTCTATTACAAGTAAAGCATCATTATATTGTGTAGATAATTCAACTAAGAAATTTCCAAAATCTTTAGTATCAACCTTCCCTTTGTACTCCGCTACTTGAGTACAACTTGTGATATCCATAACATGGGCTGCGGAATAATCCGAACCATCACCTCTGGCCACATCGGCAATTACCATATAAGAACCATTTGCAGTAGGGTATTCCCATCTCCAAAGGTTTCCATCAAATCCAGTTTTTTCTAATGGGTCTTGACAATAACTCTCTTTATAGAACATTAATAATTCAGGATCTATAACAGTATCACCAGATGATACGAAATCACAATCACATTCTTGAGCCGCTTTCTTTGCACCTAATAGTTTTTCTTGCTCAGCTCTCCACGCATCTCCTCTTTCAGGGTGAACTGTCCAATGTAATCTGATTGTATTGAATGGATTTTGTCCTTCTTCCGCTCCCAACCAAGTCTTATGAAACCAGTTACCTACACCATTAGGAGTAGAAAGTGCAATACAACTACCACCCGTTGATAAGGTAGATTGAGCCGCTACCCAAATCTCATCGATATCATCAATGAAGGCGGCCTCATCAAATATAAGAAGTGATAAGGCTTCAGAACGTCCTGCATCAGGAGATGAAGCAATGGCCTTAATTTGAGAACCATTATTTAAACGAAGGGAAAGTTTGTTATCTTCCAAAGAACCACCCTTTAACCAAGAAGGAAGTAATTCATGCATTACTCGCACTTTAGTTACTAAGTTCTTTGCTACATCTTGCTTAGTTGCAATAACCAATACGTTAAAATCCGAGTTGAATATCATTTTCCAAAGTGCATATCCAGCTGATAATGTTGAGATACCAGTTTGACGTGATTTCAATACTATATTAAATCGGTTATCTTTAAATTGAGTTAGTGTACTTTCCTGAAATGGGAAAAGGTGAAATGGTATTTTACCTCTCACCGGATGCTGAATCATACAATACTTTTTCATAAAGTGAATCGGGTCTACCGCACACTTTTTGTATTCATCTGCAATAATCTCCTTTAGAGATTTTTTTTGTGTTATACCAGTACTCATATTAATCAACTGGTGGTTTAACCAAATCGTAACCTTTATCTTTCAATTTGTCCCAAGCTTCGTTTCTTAATTTTTTAGCTTGTTCAATTTCTTCCTCAAATCTTGTAATATCTGCTAAGATTTCTGCTTTAAGTTCGGTTACATCTCTCTCCATACTCCACTTTTCAATCGTACCATCTTCGTTTACAACTTCGTATGTTTGTTTAGCATCGTTGTATGCTTGTTGGAATTGAGAAATTACATCTCTACCATAGGAAATCATATTATTATATATTTTATAATCTTCATACGCTTCCCACAAGCCATCTAATTTAATTTTAGTTTCTTTTTTTGCTAAGCAAGTTATACAATATCCCGTTTTAGATATTAATTTTTTATCAACCCTTCCTAATTTTATTGTTTGACAATCTTCTGCTTTACAACTATTTAATCTAGATAAGTATGCTCTTGTTTCGGCCATAATATCACCCAACTCCGAAACTTCTATTTTACCACCTTCATGTTGTTCCCAAGATTTACCACTTTCATCGGTCCATCTTTCACCAACTTTTCTTTTAATTTCTTGCTTGTCAGTTCCTGCAAATGATATTTGGGTGTTCTTTTCGTATTCTCCACCACTTAATACCATGTTTACCAACTTCCTACGAGTTGGATGCATAAATTTTTTATCAAATTCTCTTGCCATATTATACTTAATATATTCGTATATATAAGTATATCAAAATTGAATAAAACGATTATCTTCCGTATTTAAAAATACCTAAAATTTGATTTAGGGGTGCGAATGCACCAGTTAATTTGTAAGTATTACCCCCATAAACAAACACAATCCCTTCATTTGGTACGATTTTATCAAATCCACCCAAAGATTTTAATCTACTTAGTTCTATTTTTAATTTTTCGATTTGCTGTGGGTTTCCACTTGCTTTTATTTGCTTTATAGCATTACCTAATTCAGCTCTCAATTGTTTTGTTGCAGAATCTGGATTTGCAGTTAATACCGATTCCATAAACGATAATACGTCAGCACCTACACCTAAGAATATTTCTTCAAATTTCATTAGATTTTCTTTTGCTATTTTAGCTTGGTCTTGTTTATCAGTTTTATCTGCCCATTCTTTTATTTTAGCGTCCTGTATTTGGTTTATACGAAATGATTTATCTCCAAACGCCCATCTTTTAACTAATCCTATTTTTTCTTGCGTATCCAATTTTTTTGCACCTTTTTCTACAAAGTTTGTCCACCAAGCTTGATGGTAATCGGCTACACCATCGGTATCTTTTAATCCAAATTCTTTTTGTAGTTTATTAATTAATCCGATATATTTCCCTTGTAATTTAGAAAGTTCTTGTGATTTTGGAAGTTTTTGTATAGGTGGTCCTTGGATTGTATATGTATCTTGTACATGTTTATTAACCTGTTTAATCATTCCTGCTAATATTTTAGCTGCTTCTTGGTTTTCTCCAATTACTTCTCCCTCTTTGTTATATTCGAATGTACCATGAAATACTAAAAGATTTTGCCCATAAGGTATTACATTTGAATTTTTTGGATATATTACTTCCAAATTCATAAAACACGCACCATCTTTGAATATTTTTTTACGCTGTGGTTCTGATAAGGAAGCAACTGCTTTTGAAAGGTCTTTCATAGCGTATGTGTACGCATTTGTTAATTCTCCTCTCCCCGCAAATTGTTGTGCAACTTGCCCTATTGTCATAGCTCCCTCACCTTTATTTTTTGTGTGAGATTTATTACGAGCCGCAACCAATCTACCATTAACCCAACTAATTGCCAGAGCTTGTCCATCAGTCTTCTCTCTTGCCAACTCCAAATCACCAGTTAATGCTTTTGTTACAATATTTTTTAAATCGCCAAATGTAAGGTTCATTTGAATATCAAATGGATGATTCATGTGACCATACGCACCACCTTCTAATAATAATGATTCGTTTATAGATTCTTTTTTCAAACTTCTTTTCTGAAGAACTAATTGATTGATTTGAGAAAATATATCTGCAATATCTTTATCTAATTTCTTTTCATCTGCACTCATTGGAGATTCAATATCAACGTTAGAATAAAGTTTTTTCTTTTTTGCAATTAATACATCTGCTTTTTTAAGTAAATCGGATTTTACT